TGTTGTGCGGCATTTAATTTATCTTTGTTATCTGCGTACATTTCGCTAACTACGTCGTACCCGCCATATTTGTTAAATTCTGAAGTAGGTACACCACTCTTGGTCATAGACTTCTGCATTAAACTTTGCGCTAATTCAGGTGTTAGCTTATTGTTTGAAGTTGATTGCTGTGGCATAACAGCAGCTACAGGTCGGGATTGTGTTTGCGCATTGTTTTTAGCTAGACTTCTGTTTGCCGCTCGTTCGGGTGCTGCATTTTTAAACTCTGCATTTTTAAACTGCGAGTCGGGCTGGCCTCGCATCATTTGATTAAGTTGGTTTAGTTGTTGCGACTGTGGTTGCCGCTGCATTTGCTGAAAATACTGGTTGGCAAATCCGGGGGTTTGGCCCATACCTTGTTCCGACTGTGGTTGCTGCCGCATTTGTTGAAAATACGGGCTGGCAAATCCGGGGATTTGGCCCATACCTTGTTGCTGATCACCGTATCCGCTACCAAATGGGCCGTAACCGCCTTGCTGACCACCGTAACCACCGTACCCGTCTTGCTGACCACCAAAACCAAAAAGTCCAAGTTGGCCCAACGTTTGGCCCATAGGGGCGTTATTACCGCCGCCACCCATCATGTCTTGTGAAGTGGTGGCGTTAGTGGAGTTGTACATACCACCAAAAGGGCCTTGTTGGTTGTTATTAACACCCAAAGCTCCGCCAACGGCACCGCCAATTTGCCCCATAGGGTTTGCAGCAGGGCTTTGTGCCCCAATGCCCCCAGTTGATCCTTCGCCGCCGCCTGCCATAATATTCTCCTATCTAAAACCTGCTGTTTTCTTTGCTATGCCTTTAGGCTGGGCTACGAATTGTTTCCCTTTAGCTTTGCCAGCACGTTTTGCACGCGTTGTCGCAGCGTACTCAGAAGCGCTAAGACTTTTGATCGCAGCTTTTGGTAGGTATCGTTCACCAGTGTCAGAAGATTTTTTACCACTTTTAGTTGTCCAATCTTGTTTGCCCCAGTCCTTTAAAGACTGTTGCGGTTTAGCCAACCCGCCACCGGCCATTTTCTTACTTGCGCAATGTGCCTTTTCTGAGAAGCCTTTTGGGGCATCACAGTTTATGGACTTCTTGCGCTTTTCCGACCATTTAGTCACGATACCCGCCCCCTGCGGCTTTGTAGCGTTTAGCCATAACCTGCGCTTTTCTGGCGCTCCATTGACCTGCGCCAGTGCCCACGATTGCCGCAGCTTTGACGCTGTTAAAGATCCGTTTGCGCAACTCAGGCTTGGTGTAGTTGCCAGCAGCATTCACCTTAGACTTTACCTTACCACCCTCTTTGTACTGGGTGAAGTCGGTGTCATCTTGGCGCGGTTTCTTCACGCCTTTAGGCATCTTTGAGGGGTTGATGTCCCCCATACCGCGTGAAGGTCTCATCTCAGCACAGCTTTCCGCCAGACTTCATGGTAATCATCTTGCCTTTGGTTTTACCCTTGGACTCGATGCCGCCGCCTTTAGCGTATGCCATGCCACCAGCAGCCATTTTCTTCATGGCGGAGTCTTTCATCATCTTGCCATCAGGCATTTTGTGCATACCGCTAGCCGTGCCGCCTTTTTTCATTGCGCCCTTGCCGTCACCAATAAAAGCGGGTTTACCGTCTTTCATGGGCATACCGCCACCAGCCATTTTGCTAGCGCCTTTTTTCTTAGCCATTATTGCCATCATGCCTGCATTCATCTTAGCCATATCACCACCTCTTTTAAAAGTTTTGCCTTTATCGGCATTGTTGAACTCTTTGCCCACAGATTGTGGGACTCCGACTTTCTTGGCAAATGCTGGATTGTTAGCCACAGCCGCCATGAAATTGTGTTGCTTCTTACTCGTGCTCGGCATCGTCTTTCTTGCGGTTAAAAAGCTTCTTGACGGTTTCAGTTTCGTAAATACGAATAATCATCCACACAATGGTCAATATTCCACCAACAAGCGCTACGACGGGAGTCATCCATCCTAAGAAACCGCCAAGGCCTATTACTACGGCAGCGCCATCAGTCATTGCTTTTATGTCGTTGTTCATACAAACCTACCTTTTGTCTTGCCTTTGGTGGCGCAACCGTCTGCACGGGAAGAGGCGCTAGAGGCTTTGGATACAGAACCACTTTTAGTTTTAATCGCGCCGCCTTTGTTCATCTTGCGTCCAAATGATGGTTTTGCTGGTGACTGGTTTGGTTGCATTGTTGGCATACCGCCGCCTGTTACTGCGCCGCTTCCAGCAGGTCTAACTGAATCCAGAGTGAACGGATTAAATGGACGGGTAGGCGCACCTCTTGGACTGAGAGTTCCTGCTGGCATTGCATCCATACGTGGGTTGCTACTAGGTTGCCTTGTTGGTCGTTGCATTCTCATAATTTACTCCTCAACATTTCCATCTTGCCAAAGAAGCCGCCTTACGGGTAGGCTTGCCTTTTTCATCTTTCATCGGGCCGGGCATACCAGACATACGCGCGCAGAATGACTTCTTACGTGCGCCGCCTTGTGGTTGCGGAGCCTTCAAGTTGCTTCCTGTTGCTGCGTTGTATGCCTTGCGGCCTTTTGCGGTCAAGCCTGCTCCCTTGGAGGTAGGTAGCTTCTCACCACGACCAACCGAGAGAACGGGGCCTTTTTTCTTAGCCATAGAACACAACCGCTGTAGTTGTTGCTGATACCACTGCGGAGATATTGGTACTACATCTAATACCTTCTCCGGGAAACACCATGTAGATACACCCCGCAGCCGCTGGCGCAGTAAATGAGAACCTAGCTGTACCGCCTGTCCCATCATTCAAAACAACCGTTGCGCCTGATGAATAGCTGATGGATATACCCTTGATACGGGTTGGGTCAGCAAAAATGGTGGTGGTTGCATTGGCTGCTGCCGCGCCGCTTTTTACGTCTGTCTGCATCATAATTAATCTCCTTTTAAAAAGGGGCCGAAGCCCCTTGGGTTGATTAGGAGTTAGCGAATGGTGTGGCAACAGTACCAGTGCCAAGGACTGTTCCATTAACCATGTACTTATTGGCTGCAATTGCAACAATCTGAATCCATGAACCTGCAACACCGCCAGTGGTAGTGCCGTTCAAATTAATAAAGTCATTGGCAGCGGCGGCAAAGAAACCGACCAATGCTGCGCCGTCTGCGTCAACGTCGTTCATGGTGATTGAGCCAACGTACTTATCAGTACCGTCTGTACCAATCTTCAAAGAGCTTGTAGAGATGGTAGTAGGAACCCAGATTGTGTAAACAACGCCTTCGTTATTGGCTGTACTTGGGTCTTGACCGGGGCCAGATGTTGTGGAGTTAGCTGAAACATTAATTGCGGGCAATGTCAATGTCAGTGCAGCCGCTAAAGAACCGCCAACAGCAATGATACGACCGCCGTGATCTTCGGGGGTTAATGTGGTGCTTGTTGTGATGTCAACAACAGTAGCTGGGCCTTGTTGATAAATGCCGCCCAATGAACGAATTGGGCCTTGAAACGTAGTGCGTGCCATGATTTTTTCCTTACATGCAAGTTGGGCGCATCTGTCTGCATGTCGTCAGCCGGGACTGTCAGATACGCCGGATGATTCCCGGAATGCTTTAAATATACACGAAATTTAAAAAAAGAAAAGGGGGCACAAGGCCCCCTTTGTCTATCAGGTCGTACCGGGGGAACCGAAAGATCCCAATGGGTCAGACCAGCCAAATGAATAACGCTCACGAGCCTTGTAACGTACGTTACCAGTATCGAAGTCGCCGTCCATTTTGTTCTCCAGAGGCATACGCTCAAAATGCTTCAAGCCGTTGGGAACGTCGGTCATCAAGAACCAGCCGTTGCTGTCTGTCAAGAAGTGATTGACACAGTAACCTTCTGGGATTGAACCGTTGTTCTTCAACGCGTTGATGTCGTTGTCGGTAGTGCCAACACGGAGGTTGGTTTCCAACAGGCGGGTAGCCACGAACATCAGAGCAGGAGGAATCACCAACTTACGGGGCTTTGCTGCAATCAACAGGCCACGCTCATCAGTCCAAGCGGCAATTTGAATAACTGCATTTTCCAATGAAGTTTCGTTCAAGTCAGCGTTGGTAGTTGGGCGATTGCTGTTGGTGCCACCAGAAACCAAGGGGTGGGCTGTGCTAAACAGAGCAACACCGTCGCCACCTACGTAGCTAGCGG